ATATAGACCTGCTCGTCCAGGCGCGCACTCAGGGAAACAGTCATGTCATGCTCCTTTCAAGGTTGCCCGGAGGATTAGCTGCGGGTGGCCACGGTGACGAAGTGGCTCAGCGTATTGGCGCCGTTCTTGCGCGCGATCGGCGCGGACAGCCAGGGCTGGCCGGCGATGCGCAACACGAAACGGAAGGCCGTGGTGTTCTGGTCAAAGAACAGGTGGATCGAGGTGTCCGAACGCACGCCGCCGGCCTTGACGACCGTCAGGTACTTGCTCAGGTCCGCCAGGATGACGTCGCCCACCGTGCCCAGCGTCGCGCATGCCTCCGTAACCACGATCGGGCGGCCGAGAAGAAACCCATAAGGGGTGTTGGCGGCGAGGCCGTTGGGCGGCAGGTACAGCGCGCCGGCCCCGGCGGCGGCGCCGGCCACGGTGGTCACGGCGAAACCGGCCTTGAGGATCTGCGGCACCACGTCCTGGTTGATCAGCCAGACGGATCGGGCGTAGCTCTGCGCCGGCATGCGCGCCATCATGGCCACGGCGTTGTCGGCGTGGAAGGTGGTAGCGGTCTGCGAGGCGCCCTTGGCGACCGAGACGGTGGCGGCGGCATTGAGGATGCCGAGCGGCTGGCCGACGCCGGTGCCATTGACGATGGCGTCATTGACCTTAAAGGCGAGCTTCTCGGCGGCCTTCTGCGAGACGTAGGGCCCCATCGACGGGCTGTCTTCGAGCAGTTCGTCGGTCACCGGCACCAGGGCGGTCAGGCGGTTGAGCTTGACGGTGGTCTCGGTCAGCGCCGGCTTGCTCTGCGTCATCGCCGCGGCTTCGGAGTCCCAGTAGGTGAGGATGCCGCCTCGTCCTTGGGGAAGGTGATCGAGTTGCCGGAGGAGATCTGCTGGTCGGTGCGGGAAAGCAAACCGTCCTCGGCGGCCACGGCCTTCATGATCTCGCTGCGCCACTCGGGCGGCACGGCGAAGCCGCCGTCGGCGCCGGTGCCCTCGTTGCCGTAGGTGGAGAGCGTGGCGTTCGACACCAGTCGCGGATCGACCTTCTGGGCGACCGCGATATTCTTCACGGCGTTGCAGAATTCGCCGAAGCTCTTCCATCCCCACTTGTTCGGCTCGCGGTCGACGACCTGGATGCGGCCGGGCTCGCTGGGCGTGGTCGGGGCCGGGCCGGAGACGCGGCCGGTGCCTTGGGCGAGCGCGCCCTCGGCACGCTCCAGCCGCAGTTGGGCCTTGATCTCGGACTCGATTTGGTCGAACTGGTCAAGGAAGTCATTGACCACGTTGATCTCGTCGGCGCTCATCGGCCGTTTTTCGGTGGCGGCCTTTTCGCGGATGGCTGCGGCCTGCTGCTGCAGCTCGCCCGCACGCGCCCTCATTTCGTCCAGCGTCATGGTGGTAGCTCCTTTCGATGCGCCGTGGGGCGCGGTTTGTGGCGCGGGCTGCGCCATTGCCCGCAGGATGGCGGGCGCATTCTTGAATTCGGGGCGGGCGCTGGCGGCCAGGCGGATCGGTTCGGCGACGGCGTCGGCGAAGCCCATGCGGGCGGCATCCTCGGCGTTGAGCCAGGTCTCGGCGGCGAGCATCTGGCCGATGGCCTCGGCAGACAGGCCGGTGCGGGCGGCGTAGATTCCGACCAGTTGCGCCTCGATGGACTCGAGCAGGTCGGCGGTCTCGCGCAGTTCCTCGGCGTTGCCGGCGGCCAGCGTGTAGGGCGAATGCACCATGATGAAGGCGCCCTCGCCCATGCGGATTTCGTCGCCGGCCATGGCGATCACCGAGGCGATGCTGGCGGCGATGCCGTCGATATGCACGGTCTTGCGCGCTTTGTGCGCCTTGAGCCCGTTGTAGATAGCCAGGCCGTCGAACACGGAACCGCCGTTGGAGTTGATGCGCACATCGATGGTGGCCAGATCGCCGAGCGCGCGCAGTTCTTTCAGGAACGCCTTGGCGGTCAGGCCCTCGCTGAACCAGCTCTCGCCGATGTCGCTGTAGATGAGGATTTCGGCGGCGCGCTCAGCCTTGGCGCGAATCTGCAGGCCCTTGATCATCCGTGCTCTCCTCGGGTTCTTCGGCGGCCGGCGCGCGGGCCGGCGCGGTGGCGCGCTTGAGGTTTTCGCCTTCCTCGATGCGCTCCAGCGTGGTCATGTTCATCTGCAGGTAGTGGGCGTCGCCTTCGTCGCCGATGGCGTTGAGTTCTTCGAGCGCGCGCACCTCGTTGATGCTCATCACGCCGGCATTGACCATGGCGCGGTAGTACTCGGCGCGGGTTTGCGGGTCGCCGCGCAGCAGGCCGTTGAGGTTGATGCGGGTATAGACCTGGCGCTGGCTGGCGGCGCCGATCAGCTTGAGGTTCGCTTCCTGCTCGAAGGCCACCGCGATCGGGCGGAGCGTGTGCTCGACGAAGTTCTTGCTGGCCTCGTAGCTGATGGCGTAGTTGGCATCGGCCAGTTCGTTCAACAGGTGCAGCGGCACGCCGAACCAGCGGGCGACCTCGGCCACCTGGAAGCGGCGGGACTCGATGTAGGCGGCATCGGACATGGTCGGCCCGGTGGTCTTGTATTCCATGCCGTTGTCGAGGTACAGCGTCTTGCTGGCCTTGTCGGGGCCGCCGTACTTCTGGTTGAACTCGGTAAGCAGCAAATCCTTCGCTTCCGGGCTCAGGGCCTTGCCTTTGTTCTCGATCACGCCGCCGACCGATGCGCCATTGGCGAAGAAGGCGGCCGAGAACTTGTCCTGCGCCAGGGCCACGCCGATGGCGCGACGGGCCATGGCGACCCGCGACACGCCGACCAGGCCCTCGTGGGAGAGGTCCGGCACGTGCAGCATGTTCTCCCGGTCGATGCGCTTTTCCTTCTCGTCGATCGGATCGGTGTAGAGGTAATACACGCCGACGGCATCGCGTTGGACCTTGACGCGGTCGGGCTGCAGCGGCCACAGCCAGACGGCGCGCCCGTCCAGGCCGCGCTCGATCTCGGCGAAGCAGTTGCCGTAGAGCAGGTAGTGCGCGATCAGGGTTCGGCGAGCGGCGAAGGCGGAATGCTCGGGCGAGGCCTGGACGTTAAGGAACCATTCGACCGGGTGCGCCGGCAGGGCCTCGCGCCCGCCACCCGGGAGGCGCCGATAGACATGCCAGGGCAGCGCGCCGAGGGTCTCGGCGATGATGCGCACGCAGGCGGAGACGGCGGCCGAGGTGAGCGCGGAATCCTCGGTGACCACGCTGCCGGCCTGGGAGACCGGCACATAGACGCGCAGCGGATCGGGCTGCCGCGCGAACCGGGAGAAGAACTGTCGAAAACGCGCCAGCGGACCCATGGCGCAGGATTTTCCGCGCCGGCAAACTCCTAGTTAAGACACGAAACGACCATTACTAGCGGCCATACACTTTTCGCTCGGCATTGCGCGCAGGAACGCCGGCCCGCTTGAGTTGTTCCACGGTGCGGCGGTCGCGCTCGGTCTTCGCCCCGATATAGACCCGCTCGCCCCTGTAGGTCTGCACCAGGTCGGCCTCGAAGCTGTCGATCACGCCGGAGGAAACGCCGCGCGCCGTCAGGCTCATGCGAATGAAACGGGTCAGATCGGTCATGGTCACCTTCCTCTTCGTCACGCCGCCGCCTGGCTGCGCGCCATCTGCTCATAGACGGATTCGCCCATGCCGCCGCCGGCCACGGCGCGCGAGCAGGCCATGGCGGCGGCCACGATCAGGTCGATGCGGCCGGTGGCCTTTTCCTTGCTGAACTTGCGGTTGCCGGCGTCGTCCCGGGTGCAGACGGCATTGGCGGCGCACCAGGTCATGACCGGACTGTTGGGATGGACGACGAGGCCGTTGAGGAGGTGACGCTCGAACTCCTCGATGGCGGGACTCATGTCCTTGTAGCCCTGGCCGTGTTCGACGAGCGCGGGCAAGCCGATGCCTTCGCTGTCGGCGGCGGTTACGAATTCCTTCATGCGCCAGCGGTCGAAGGCGATCTCCTGGACGGAGAAGGCGGCGCAGATGCTGGCGACGCGGCTGGCCACCGTGAGCTTGTCGATGGCGCGGCCTTCGGTGGTTTCGAGGTAGCCGCGGGCTTTCCAGAGGGTGTACGGGACTCTGTCCTGCGCGGCCTTGTCGGCCAGCCCGGTCTCCGGCAGCCAGGCCCAGGCGAGCATGTGCCAGGGCTCGCCGGCGCGGGCCGGTTCGACCCATAGGACGAAGGCGGTCAAGTCCTGGGTGGCGGACAGATCGAGCCCGCCCCAGGCGCGCCGGCCGGCGATCTGCTCGGCGGTGTAGTCGCGTCCGGCGGCGAGCCAGACCTCGGAACCGATCCACGGCGAGGCGGATTCAACCCACTGGCAGAAGTTGAGCCGGCGGATCACCGATTCCTTGCTCGGCATGCCGCGGGCCTGGACGACCTGTTCGCGGATGTAGCGTTCGCCCGGCAGGCCGTAGGGCAGCGAGGGGTTCGCCTTGGGCCAGCAGGATTCGTCGGAGAAGGGGTCATCTTCGGGATCGAGCGCGCAGACGTAGCCGAAGAAGGAGTCGTCCTGGACCATGTCGGCGGAAACCTTGCAGGCGTAGTCGTGGTATTCCCAGGCGACCGAGGTGCGCGATATGCCCGAGTTGGTGATCATGAAGATGAGCGCCTGGCGGCGCGACTTGGTGCCGGCGCGGACCATCTCGACGACGTTGTTGTCCTTGTGCTCGTGGATCTCGTCCAGGAGCGCGATGTGCGGGCGCGGTCCGGACTGGCCGTCGTCGGAGGAGATCGGGCGGAAGAAGCTGCCGCTGGAATGGTAGGCGAGGTTCCACTCGCGGCCGGTGGCGCCGGACTTTTCGATGCGGGCGGACAGGGCGGGCGACTGATCGACCATGGCGACGGCATCGCGGAAGAGGATCTGGGCCTGGTCTTTCTTGGTGGCGGCGGCGTAGATCTCGGCCCGGCTCTCGCCGTCTGCGGTCAGGCCGTAGAGGCCGATGCCGGCGGCCAGCGGGGATTTGCCGCTGCCCTTGGCGGTTTCGATGTAGGCGACGCGGAAGCGGCGAAAGCCGTCCTGGCCTTTCCAGCCGGCCAGGCTGCCGACGATGAACGCCTGCCAGGGCAGCAGCTCGTAAGCCACACCTTCGTACTCGCCACCGTTCAGCCGCAGGATGTCGCGGAAGAAACCGATGGCGCGATCGGCGGCCTGAGTATCCCAGACCAGGCCGCGGGCCTCGCCGTGCTCGATGTCGCGCAGGTGGCGGGCGCAGGCGGCGCGCACGTGCGGTCCGGCCATGAGATCGCCGCAGGCGACCGCGCGGGCGTAGTCGGTGGCGGGATCAGCCGAAGTAACGGGCGGTAGGGTCTCGCGCATCGTCGAACAGGCTCATCTGTGGCGAGGCGGTCACGCGGGAGCGGGCGGCCGGCGTCATGCCGAACAGGGCGCCGAATTTCTCGATGGTGGCCGCGGCCTGGCGGGCCTTGACGGCGTTTCCGGAGAGCGCCTCGTATCCGGTCGGCGTGGTCTGGAGTCCGCGGCCGTCTTCCTCGGCCATGGCCTCGCGGGCCTCCTCGTAGTCCTGGACGGCGTCGCAGTAGATCACCAGGGCTTGGCGATCCATCTCGGCGATCAGGCCGTACTTGGACAGCTCTACGGTGATCCGCCGCCACTCTTTCAGCGCCTTGTCTCGGAGCCGCTTCGGCGGGCGCGGGATCTCGATCATGGGCATTACGGCCCGTGCCGGCGATCGGTCGGCGCGGAACGTGCCCTCGATGACTTTCAGTGGAATCGGTTTAGGTGC